CTTCATCCGCGACGGGGCCGGCAACCTCGTCACGATCGCCGCAGGATTCTGATGACGATCGTCGCCGTCGCCGAAGCCATCGCCCTCGCCGTCGTGGTGATCGTCTTCCTGCTCTACGCGCGCGCGCGCGAGCGCGAGAACGCCGAGGAGCGCCGCGTCCTGGCCGACCGCATCCAGGCGCCCGAGCGTATCCCGCTTCGCGAGCCGATCCCCTTCCAGGAGCCGGCACCGCGCGAGGACGACCAGATGAACATGGTCGGCAAGATCACGATCTCCGACTCCTACGGGCGAGATGGCTGAGCTGAGATTGAAGCCGCACCTGCGGCCGTCCTACAACTGCCCGCCGGGCAATCTGTATATCCTGCCGGCGCTTTCGTCGAAGGGGCGATCGTGCGAGATCGTGTATTCGCCGAGGTGGTGGCGCTCGGCGTTCAGGGTGGCGAGAAGTGAGTAGCGGCACCGACATGTCGAGCACCGGGGTCTCGACTCCCACCGGGTCTGGCACCCAGGGCCTGACCGGCTGGCTCGACGAGCGCTACCGCCAGGCGAAGTCGGCGCGCCGGCTGCTCGAGCCCCAGTGGTTCATGAGCCTCGCCTATTTCCAGAACAAGCAGTGGCTGAGCTTTGCCGGCGACCGCCTGATCGAGCCTCGCGGCCTGTCCGATCCCGGCCGCGTCACCGAGACCGAGAACCGCATCGCCGGCATTGTCCGCACCGAGCTCTCGAAGATGACCAAGACCCGTCCGGTGTGGGTGGCGACTCCGCAGTCGGGCGACGAGGAGGACACGAACGCCGCGGCGCTGTCCGAGCAGATGATGCGCTACCAGTGGAAGAACCTGAACATGCGCAAGCATGACCTGAAGGCGCTCGAGTGGTCTCGCATCACCGGCTCCGGGTTCCTCAAGCTGACGTGGGATCCGACCATCGGCGACCCGGTGGATGTGCTCGTCCGGCCCGACGGCGGCCTGATGGTCGGCGAGGACGGCAAGACGATGCGCGGCGATCGGCAGGTGGCCGCGGCCTTCCAGCAGGCGACCGGTGCCGAGGTGAAATCCAAGCGCATCGCCCCCGGTGACCTGAAGGTCGAAGCGCCCTCGCCGTTCGGGACATTCGTCGATCCGCTCGCCGACGTGTTCGAGGACGCCGAGTGGCTGATCGAAGAGTCGATCCGCTCGCAGGACTACGTCAAGCGCCACTGGGACGTGACACTCAAGCCCGACGCCGCCGCCAATCCGGGTCTGGTCGAGATGCAGCTGATGGGCGGCCTGTCCACGGGCGGCTCGACCTACAAGGGCATCAAGATCCGGCAGTACTGGGCCAAGCCGTGCGAGCAGTTCCCGGCCGGCGTCCGCGTCGTGTGGGCGCAGGGCAAGGTGCTCGACCGCGACGACAAGCCGTTCGACCCGTTCCCGTTCATCATGTACACGGGCATCCCCGTCCCCGGCCGGCTGTGGGGAATGGGCATCGTCGAGATCCTCCAGGGCTCCCAGACCGAGCTGAACAAGGTGCTCTCCCAGATGGCCGAGAACCGCAACCGGCTCGGCAACCCGACGGGCATCGCGGCCAAGCAGGCGATCGGCGACCCGGAGACGTTCCTCGAGAAGGTCTCGGAGGCCGGCGGCTGGCACTTCTTCGACGAGTCGGGCTCCCAGCACCCGATTCCCCAGTACCTCGAGCCGCCGACGCTCCCGGACTACGTCAAGGAGCTGCCCGACCAGATCCGCCGGGCGATGGAGGATCTCTCGGGCCAGCACGAGGTCACCAACGCCCAGGTGCCTCCCGGCGTCACCGCCGCCTCGGCGATCACGCTGCTGCAGGACGCCGACGACACGCGTCTCGCGCTCGCGGTCGCCGACCACGAAGAGGGCCTCGGGATCATCGGCACGAAGATCCTCGAGCACATCCAGCGCTTCTACACCGACAGCCGCATCATCAAGATCGCGGGCGACGACGGCGCCTGGCAGATCTTCGACTTCCGCAACACCGACCTTCACGACAACACGCACATCGAGGTGCAGGCCGGTTCGACCTTCCCGCAGAACCTGGCCTCCAAGCAGGCGATGATGCGGGACATCATCACGATGATGACCCAGACCGGGAACGGCCTCCACGGCCGGCAGCTCTCTCAGTTCTTCCGCGACATGGGCCTCGGCGCGACCGACCACCTGATCGAGGAGTACACGGTCAACGAGACCCAGGTCAACCGGGAGAACGTGCTGCTCATGCAGGGCAATGACCTTCCGGTCAACCCGAACGTCGACGATGTCCAGTCGCACATCGACGGGCACACCGACATGATGAAGTCGGCCCGGTACGCGAATGCGCCGCCCCAGGTGAAACAGGTCTTCGAGAAGCACCTCCAGCTGCACCTCAATCAGCAGCAGGAGCAGCAGCAGGAGCAGCTCCAGATGCAGCTCCAGATGACCGGGCAGGTGCCGCCGACGCTCACCCAGGCCGCCTACCAGGACGCCAAGGATCTCTCCAACCTGCAGCAGTCCCAAGGCCAGGTGCAGGGCCAGCAGCAGCAGCAGGTGATGGACCTGGCGAACCATCAGCAGGGACTGCAGGGCCAGCAGCTCTCCCAGCTGATTCAGGCGGCCCAGGCTCAGCAGGGCGGCGCCCAGGCCGAGCAGGCCCGCCAGCACGCCGAGCAGGCGCACGCGATGAAGATGCACGGCATGGCCCAGGACGAGCGCCGCGCTCAGGAGGCTCACGAGCAGCGAATGCGAAACGTCAACAACGGAAGAGGAGCGAGATAGATGGCGACCAAGGCAGAGAAGGCGAAGGCCGAAGAAGAGGCGAGCGAGCAGAACACCGAAGGCCCGGTGGCCACGCCTGCCGAAGAGCATGCCGGCGCGGTCGCGGCACAGGCCGCACCCCCGGCGCCAAACGAGCCCGTGGAGAACCCGGAGGGCTTCGACGCCCATGCCGCCGACGACGGAGTCGAGAACGTTGAGCTCGGGCCGGCGGTCCTCGGCTCGTTCGTGCAGATCCTCGAGGGCGACTACGCCGGCCACTTCGCCGCCTACCTCGGCAACGTCGAGGTCGACAAGGAGACCGGCGAGCCGACGATCATCCAGGTCCGCACCCGGGACGCCGACAACATGATCCTCAACCTCCCCTACGACGAGGTGACGTCCACCACCTATTCCGGCGGCCGGTGATGTCCCAGCTGATCCTGGGGGAGAACGTCCTCTCCTACGGCTCGATGCTCCCCGTCGCGGTCGAGGGGAAGAACGGCGAAACGGTGGTGGTGAACAACATCGCCGGCACCACGCTGAACTACTACAAGGACACGTCGTCGGCCCCGGCGGGCACGATCGCCGCCTCGGCGAGCCAGACGTTCACGACCCCAGTGTGGATTCAGCCGCAGCCGCCGGGGCGCACCTACGTCCAGATCACGGGCGGAAAGCACGGCCGGGTGTGACCGCCGAATACACCGAGACGTTCGCGAAGTTCATCATCTCCTGCCAGCGGGAGTACACCCGCTTCTGCGAGCGGGTGGCGGCCGGCGAGGTGCCGCCCCACGCGAGCGTCAAGATGACGCTCGACATCCCCGCCGACGACGTCGACCGGATTCGCTTCGACATGATCGCGGCCACGAATGGAGACCTCGATGGCGGAATCGGAAGCTAGCCCCACCGCGCCCCCGAACCTTCGCGCCGCGGACGATGAGGCCAGGGAGTGCGACACCTGCACCTACTTCGACCACGGCCACTGCACGAAGTACCCGCCGCTGGTCGTCGACGGCGAGTGGACGTGCGATGCCTGGAAGGGCAAGGGCGCAGAGGTGGGGCAGTCAACCAGCGCCAGGCCTTCGCCCATCCGAGCGGCCCAGAAGGGCGCGCTCGCCAACCTCAGAGCGCCAGGAGCCCGTCCAGCCGTTTAGGCCAGGGGCGGGGAACAGCGCGGAAGGAGTGACCGGTGTCATTCGCCGATCAAGACGCCAACGTACAGCCAGAAGGCCAGGGCGGTGGCGGCGGAGGCGCTCCCTACCAGGAGTTCCTCGACCGTATCCAAGACGAGGAGGCGCGCGGCATCGCCGAGGAGGGCTTCAAGTCCTTCGACGCGAACGTCGCCAGGAAGTTCTCCGAGCACGCCTCCTACCGAAAGCAGTGGGAGCCCTATGACCAAATGGGGCTACGCGAGCAGGATCCGCAGATCGTCGCCTGGGCCATGCAGCTCGCGCAGGCGGCGCAGGCCGACCCGCAGGCGTTCCACCAGTGGGTCAACGGGGAGTACGCCCAGCAGTACGGCCTCGGCCAGCAGCAGCAGGCCGATGAGTACGGCGGCTTTGAGGATCCCAATCAGCAGATCCTGCAGCGGCTCGAGCAGATGGAGGGGCAGCTCCAGGGGTACATCCAGGGAGTCGACGGACGCTTCGAGCAGCAGGCGCAGCAGGTGGCGCAGCAGGAGGCGCTCCGGGGCATCGAAGCGCAGATCGCCGAGATCGAGCAGAAGGCGCAGAAGGACGGCGTCGAGTTCAACCGGGACGCGCTCGAGATGGTGCTTCCGCACTTCACCGAGACCGCACAGTCGCTCGAGGAGCTGGAGTCGGCGGTCCCCCGCGCATGGGACGCGCTGCAGGGGCTCCTCAACAAGCGAGAGCAGCAGGCATTCAGCGGCAAGCTGAACGCCGGCCGGGCGCCCGAGGGAACCGGCATGCCCGATGTGACACCGCCGCAGGGACACACGCTGAAAGACGCGCACGCGATGGCAATGGACATCGCCCGCCGCGGCGGCATGCGCTAGAAAATCGAGGGCCGGCGCGGGGACATGCCGCGCCGGTCGCATTGGCCGACACGCCAGGGCGAGCCCACAGCCGAAAGGCCAGGGGGCAGGCACAGCGTTAGGGCGGCTGACCCAGTCACTGTCAGTGTCACTGTCAGTGTCACTTACCACAAACCCTAACGCTGAAAGAGAGTTACTTTGGCTACTCAGAACTTGAGTTCGGCTGACGCCTATCTCAAGAACGTCTACTACGGCCCGTGGGTCGAGCAATTGAATCAGGAGACGGCCATTCTCGACGTGCTCGAGAAGACGAACGCGAACGACATGGGCACGTTCGGCGGCCGCCAGCTGATCTTCGTCGCGCACTCCTCCCGCAACCGCGGGCGTGGCGGCATGACGGACGGCGGCAACCTGGCGACCGCCGGGGCGCAGGGTGGTGTCGACGGGCTGGTGTCGATCAAGTACTTCGACGTCGCGATCGAGCTGTCGGATCAGGTCATCAAGCAGACCAAGACCGATCCGATGGCGTTCGTCCGCTCGCTCACCTTCGAGATGGAGATGGCGCAGAAGGACATGCGCAAGGACGTCACTCGCATCGCCTACGGAACCGGCGACGGCGTGCTGGCGAACTACGTCTCCGGTGGCGGCGTCGGCCCGTCGGTGACCATGGTCGTCGACTCCGGGCAGTACATCGCCGTCGGTGACACGGTCGACATTCTCGTCAAGGCCACGGGCGCCTCACACGGAACCGGCGGAGTCGTGCAGTCGGTGACGTTCAACGGCACGGCGAACACGGCCACGCAGGCCCAGGCGCAGATCGTCGTCCTGTTCCCAGGTGCGGTCACGGCGCAGGCGGCAGGTGACGCCGTCTACATCTCGGGTGATCGCTCGCTCGAGTCCGACGGCCTGCGGAACATCTGCTCCACTGGCCGCACGCTGCACAACATCAACTCGGCCTCGGCCGGCAACGGGTTCTGGGACTCCAACGTCAAGGACTACGCGAACGCCGCTGCCATCTCCGAGGATGGGGTCATGCAGCTCGCCCAGCAGATCCGCCAGCGCTCCGGGTTCGCCCCGAAGTTCGGCATGAGCACGCTCGGCGTCCAGCGCCGGTTGGCGAACACCTACACCAACGACAAGCGATTCAACGACAACAACGCGACCGACTACAAGGGTGGTTATGACACCATCTTCGTGTCGGCCGGCGGGGCGCCGATGCCGTTCCGCGCCGACGTGGACGCCCCCTGCGGCACGTTCTTCCTCCTGAACGAGGACGGACTGTGCTGGTCGCAGATCGGACCCCCGGACTGGCTCCAGCCGCCCGACGACAAGGGCTCGGTGTTCCAGCTGAAGTCGACGGCCACGGCCGGCGTCTGGCAGCGCATCTGGCAGGCCTGGCTGATCTGGGACGCGTGCCTTGTCAGTATAGCGCCGGCCCGTCAGGGGAAGGGGATCAACACCTATGACGACATCCCCGTGCAACGCCTGTAGATTCTGAACGTTCCACCCAGGCCCGGCGATACCTTCCCTAGCGCCGGACCCGCCTGCCCCCCGCGGATATCCTTTCTCCCCGCGGGGGGCGGGCTTCCAAGGAGGTGCAGTGGAGGTAGAGCCCGCCAACTTCGATCAGGTGCGCCTCGCCTACGAGGTCGGCGACTGGGTTGTCATCGGCGCCGACTCCTCGAACACCGTGCAGCGCATCCAGGCGCTCGACCCGACGCTCCGCGTGCGCTTCTCGTCGCGCGCGGGCGTGTTCGCCGTCTACCACGAACACCGGCCGATCCCGCCCGTTCTCACCTGTCGCGGCCACCAGAACGCGAGCGGCACCTGGGAGGGGCTCGACGACCGCGTCGTCCGGCGCCTGGAGTACATCGACGGCCACGGCCGTGGCGGCTACGACTTCGCCAAGGAGCTGGAGAGGGCGCGGCTCGAGCGCGAGAAGCGCGAACACGATCGATTCGCCAAGCGCACCGAGGACGGCGCCGAGCGCATGGCCTTCGACATCCGCCGCGAGCTGGGGCTGGGCAGCCTGAAGGGCGGCATCTTCGTGCCGCGGGATATCCGATGATCTGCAACCGCTGCAACGTCTCGATGATGTTCAGCCGGGACGCGCTGGTTCCCGCGATGATGTGCCCCGCCTGTGGCCGGTTCGTCCCGGTCACAGGCGCGCCGCCGGCCAAGGCCTCCAAGCGGGACGAGCGCACGGCGCTGCGTGCCGCACGGCGAGTTCAACTGGGACGACGGAGGGCAGCGACATGAACCTCGGCCAGATCCGCGACGAGGCGATGGCGTGCGGCTTCGATCCGATCATGTTCGGCGCCGGCCGCATGAACCAGTTCATCAACGACGGCTACCAGTACGTGTGCGCCCAGGTGTCCTACACCGGGGATGAGGCCACGATGGACTTCGCCACCGTCCCCGGCCAGGCGATCTACTCTGCGCCGACGGATTCCTCAGATCTTCGCAACCTCCGCGAGGTCACCAAGAACGTCGAGCTGGACCCGGTCAGCCTCCGCGACGTCGATCGCTCCTCGCCGGTCTCCACCGGCCGGCCGCGGTACTACGCCCTCGACGGCACCAACTTTCGGCTGTGGCCAACCCCGAACGACGTCTACCAGCTCGAGTGCCGCTACTGGCTGATCCCGGCCGCGCTCATCGCCGACACCGACGTTCCGATCATCCCGACGATGTGGCACTGGCTGCTGTGGACGTGGGCGGTCGCACAGGGATTTCGCGCCGAGGACGACGTGCAGCGCGCGGGCGCGTGGGATCAGCGCTTCCAGAAGGGCCTGTCGGACTTCTCCGCGCGCGTGGGCTTCCGCTCGGACATGCCGACGCACGCCAAGTCGATGTGGGATCCCGAGCCCTCGCTCGGGCGCTACCGGCGCCCGTACTGGCGCTGAGGAGGTGATGTAAGAGCGATGCCCAGTGGGCCGCCCCTTTAGCTCAACTTCCGGGACTTCCACCTTGGGCTGAACGTCCTCGACTCTCCGAGGCTGCTCGAGGACTCCAACTGTCGCGACTGCATGAACATCCAGGGCACGACGGCCGGCGCGATCGTCAAGCGCACGGGGCTCGTCACGCTCGCCACGCCCTCGGACCCGCTCTCCTCGCTGATCGCCTGCGAGGGGGCGCCGACGCTCTCGCTGGTCGGCTCGGCCGGCACGACGCTCGTCTCGATCATCGCCTCGGGCGCGGTCAACGTGATCAAGTCTTCGGGCGTCACCGCGGGAGCTCGCTGGGAGGGACTGCTCGGCCCGG